TATGCGGACGATAAAACTTATACCCGCACCAGAATCCTCCATTTACGTATCCACGAACGATAGTATGTAAATGGAGTCTTCCGTGACTCCCGTTCCCATTCGTCTCCACATTCTGGCTCTACCGCACACCGTCACGAATGACGATTTCAGCCATTGTGCGTATACGGGAAAGGTCCTGCGGTTCCCCGAGATGATGATGTCTCGTGGATTCGAAGTGTATCATTACGGTATCGAAGGATCCACTACGAACGCTACCCGAGATGTTCAGTTGATGACGCGCGATGAGTGGGATTACTTCCGCGTTCAGTCGTACAAGTTCCTCCACCCCGAGATTTCCCATGACAATGCCGTAAAGCATCTGGCCGATCACAAATCGTTTATCGGAGATCTGGGGAACTGGTCAACTCCTCTCTACATTGAGTTCAACGATCGTCTACGCCCGCTTCTACAGGCAAACTACCGCTCGCCCACCACGGATATCGTGTGTGTCCCGTTTGGAACATCGCACGATCGGGCCTTGAAGGATCTCAATATGGTGGTATGTGAGAGCGGGATTGGGTACAACGATTCAACCCGTAACTACCGCATTTTCGAGAGTTATGCGTGGCTCCATCACGAACTCGCGAAGTCGGGGAAGTGGGGGCAGAATTACTGGTTCGTGGTTCCCAATTACTTTAATGCCCGCCACTGGCCTCTCTCCCTCACCCCCAAACTGAATACGGTTGGATTTTTCGGGAGGATCTACGACGGCAAGGGGTGCCATATTGTGACGGAAATCGCGTCGCGTATGCCTCATGTCCAGTTCATTCTGTGCGGCCAGGGAAATCCCGAACCGTTCATGAAGTATCCCAACATTGTCTATAAGCCTCCGATCAGCGGAACTGAGCGAGGAGAGTACTTGGGGTCTCTCACGGCTCTGCTAGCACCCACGATGTTTATTGAACCTTTTTGCGGCGTTGCGGTAGAAGCACAGATGTGTGGAACTCCCGTACTAACACAGGATTATGGTGCGCAGACAGAGACGGTGGAGAATCTTAAGACGGGGGTTCGCTGCCATACGCTACAGGATTATGTACTGGGCGTACAAATGGCAGTAACCGGAAAGTTTGATCGGCAGTATATCCACGAACGTGCCGTCAAGCTGTACGACATGTTCGAGGTAGGGAAGAAGTACGAGTATGCGTTCCGGAGTATTATGGATATCCATAGCGGTGCGAACGGATGGTATTCCCAGACATCGCACCTAGATGCTCTGAATGAATTCCCAGTGTAGGTACTCGCAAATACGTTTCCAGATCGCATCGTGCTGAATCAGCCGATCGCGGGATTTGAGTAGCGGGAAGTGGACCTTGTACTCGTCCAGCTCCAGCAGCTCCAAGAATTTGTAGATAATGTAGGAATACGACAGAAAGTTCCGGCGCTCGTCGGGACAGTATAGAAGGTAGGGAGCTTGGACTTCCTGAAACATGGCCCGAATCTTGTCCTCGATCTCGGGCGTAATCGTCGGAGGAGGATTACCGTTCAGGCGCGACAGGATATGTGCCGCATGCTCATAGTACCGATTGCGTCCCAGCTTCTTGAGGATTTCGCGGATATTCTGTTCGGTCAAGAGCGCGATATTCTCAATGCGCCGCTTCCTGATTTCACAAATCACTTCATTCATCACATCGTCGGGAATCTCCGTGCTTTCCTTCGCCTGAAACTGGTTCAGAATCTCGTTGAGGTGATTCTGTTTCTTGTACGCATAATTATTGCGCTCCTTCGGCGGATCACGGAAACTCGGGAAGTCGGAGACAACGAGGGCATACTCTTCTGAACCACACTTGGGACAGACGAGAATACCTTCGGACGTAATTTCTTCGCGCGGAATGTTGCATGGTGCACAATGCTCAGACATCTTCTTGATATTGTCGGCATTCTCGGCAATGTTCAGACCGTTGGATAGACCGCGACGGGACATATACTCGTCAAACATCTTCTTCTTCGATGGACCCACTGCGGTTTCAGTAATTGAAAAAAGTTTATCGAATGTTCCCTGAGCAGTTGCGCCCATATCAATTTTCGATACGGTCTTCTTCTGAAGAGGCGCATAGTAATCCAGCATGATATCACCGCTATCCAGGTAATATTTCTGAATATCGTACTTCTCAACTGCCCGCAACTTCTCGTCTTCCAGAAGAATCAACTCTTTCTGAAGGCGAGTCGATCGCATAACGTCCGAAAACTCGAACGGGTCAAACACTCCCGACAAATCAACCTTGACTTTGATGATTTTCTCATCGAGTACTGCGATTGCCTCCGTGGATGTGCGGGTGTGTAGATCTTCAATATGACGCTCATGAAGGGAATCTAAGGTCCCGATTTGGTCACGATTCTTTCCTCCACCTCCTTCGCGAGACTTTTTCACCTTGAATACATCTGAAGACATACGACGGTTCTATTATCACTCTGGGACGACCACCTGTAAGCCATTATTTCATGACGATGTAGGCAAGAACGCACGCGAGCGCAACTCCCCACAGGGTGAACGAAAGGGTATCAGGTTGGTAGACAACATCGTGGTTGATACGATACGTGTCGGAACGATAATCGGCAAACTTTTCTGTGGCGGTTTCACTCTCAACAAGTTTAGCCGCGGGTCCTTCGAACTTCGCCTGATTTGAGGCAACGCGGCATCCGGCCCCGGGAGGAGGAAGACCCATATTCAGTTCAAGCGACGGCGTCAAGAACTGGGTGTCGGACGTATTGATTCCGCCATTCGTATCGACTACGGGACATGTATACGCCTTACAGGGAGGAATGCCGTCGGCCACCAGTCCGTTCATAATCTTCAGGGGATTCATCGACGCCAGATCGCCGCCCATCCCAGGAATTAGTCCGTCCATACCCGACCCTTCAACCGCCCGCTGGAAACTGACTCCTAGAACTCCCGCGGCATCATCTCCACCCATGTAATTGTTGACGTACGTCGACCGTTTCACAACCTTTCCCCCGGGCGCCTTACAGTATCCTCCCGTATCCCGAAAAAACTGGCTTCCAACTTTTGGGCCTTCAATAAGGTTTCCGACGTACCCACGCACTGCCCCAATGTTGGTGGACACCTGGTCAAACGATCCGTCAGACGACACACCTTTCTGGGCAGGGGACTGGATCGTTTGGAGGTAATCGAAGGACGGACCCAGAACCACATCCATTCCCGCATTCATGGCTCCAATAGGATTATCGTTCGCGTGTAGGACAGAGCTTTGAACGTTTGCCCACATGCTTACCTCCTCTTCTTATGTTTTCGGATGAGACGCAAATTCTAGCAGTTGACGCCGGAAGGCGGAATTCGTAAGGATACACGGACGCTGACGGGCCACCGATTCAATCAGTTTCATCATCGGGATTCCGAAACGTCGATGGACGTAAGCGATGGCCAGAGTGGCCGACCGATTCATTCCTGCGTGACAATGAACATAGACATTTCGGCAAGCAGGGTCTCGAAGATAGATGTCCATAGTCTCTTCAAATCTCGGATAGAAATCACGAATGATTTCAGTCTGTTCAGTATCTTCGGCACCCATACACGTGTACCGAGGACCTAGATGTCGGCGGGCCCAGAATGGACACGCAGTCTCGTCGGCACAATTGACGATGTTCGTCACTGAATATATCCTCATGAACCGAGGGGTCATGTGTGTTCCGGGACCAAGAAGAATGCGATCAAACACAACTGCGATTGGATCGTATATGGGTCCGCGAGACCGTGTTCGATAAGGGGCAATAATTGCCTCGACCTCAGACATGTTATTATACCACAGGAACGTTTACCTATCCGATTTTTCGTATGAGCAAAAACGGATTGAGGCGGCTCTAGAAGAGTGAAGGGCAACAATGATGACTCGACAGAAATCAGGATTTCCTACCGACGGACGCAATCATCATGCGGGCATCAGAAACGAAGCAGACATCGCAGCACTCTGGACCACCTCTCCTCCTCCCTTCTTCACATCTATCTACGGCACCAATATCCAGTTCATCCACCGCGGAGGCACACACGCGGTCTCCGACATCGACATCGTCCACAGCCCGGACAAGACTGTTTCCGACGGCATATCGCTCAAGAGACACAAGAGCGGCACGTACGACTACATAAACACGTCACGCGTCTCGGACTTCCTCGACGACTTCGATCTCAAGACTACCCTAGCCGGTCTTCGTACAGCCGGTCTTTCAGAGACAGAAACGCGCAAGCAGGTCACACACTGCCTCGCGAACACTCTGACGGAACTGAAGTCTTCTCACATCAAGACACTTCTCGAGACGTGTACTCGCCGTTCACCTCGGTGGATGTGCGTGAACGATCTGGAGACCCGGCGTCTCATTGTCTTCGAGCACTCCGAGATTGACGCCTTCCAGGTACGCGAGGACGACGAGTTCTTCCTGAAGTCCACTCCTCGCGCACGGACTTCGGCCACTATCTGGCGCCGGCGGGCGGGAGTGGGGGCCAGCACGACTCTCCGTATTCGTCTCGTCCTCAATAACGGTATTGGCGCCTTCCTCGGTCTTCCCACGTCAAAAAATAAGTCGAGTATTCACACGCTCAAACTCCAGCAGGATGCGGTCAAGTCCCTACTGTCTCGGGTGAAATCAGTCGTTCTCTGATAATCGCAATCGCCTCTGGATTCCGATCAAATAAAACCGCCAGTCTATTTTTCAGTTTACATGCCTCTCCCATAGTTCCCGATCCGGCCATTGGGTCCAGGACCGTATCCCCTTCATCGGTGGTCATATCTACGATCCGCTCAAGTAGTTTGAGAGGTTTGGCGGTTGGATAATGACGAATCTCGGATCCTTGGGCGATCGAGAAGATATCGTCCCAGATATCGAGACAGGGTTTTCCTGGGCTTTCGTCCTTGTACAGTTTCTTGTACAGGTTCGCCTTTTTCCCTTTGGGAACATACAAGCGGTTTTCTCCCTGAAGTTTTTCCATCTCTTCTTTCGAGATGCGCCATCCTTTGGACGGATGAAACATCTTTCCTTCGATCGTGAATTCGTAGTCGTACCCGGTACGTGTTTTGTCGCACACTAGATGTCCCAACGAATAGTGGCCGCGCGCATCGGAATTCTTGAATGAATTGTTCAGGTAATGAGAATCAAGAGGTTGGTAGACCATATGAAATTTACGTTTCGGAGTCTGGGTACACCAGAAGATCATATCAATCGAAGATCCAAGATTGTTCTTGATATTGTTTTTTGATCTACACCGTTTCCAGACAATAGGTTTCACGATACTGAAGGCCGCTCGCAGAATGCTTTCGGGGATAAACATCTGTTCAGAGGAAATGTGGAAGAAGAGAGATCCGTTGGGTTTCAGAAGGGGTACACACAAATCAATCACAGTCTTGACGAATTCGCGATACGTTTCATCGGTCCAATGATCTTCGAATCCTGGTCCGCCGGCCGCGCTCAACGTATACGTTCGATCGCTGTTAAAGGGTGGGTCTAAATAAATCGTCTGAATACTCTGTGGAGAGAGAGTTTTCAGAAGATCAAGGCAGTCTCCTTGACGAATGTCCATGTATGTTTGAGTATGAGACAGACTGTATTTTTCGACAATTTATCCGTTTTATGCCTAAACGAGGGGCTGGAGAAGGGTCTGAAGAATATAAACCAGAACAACTCCTAGACCGCCAAGAACGGCCGCGCCCGTGAGCGAGACAACACCCGAACCGGCGTAGGTGTTCGGGATGTAGCGAAGAACCAGGGACTGTACCTGGGTGAGCGAAACGATAAACACCGCGCAAAACACCGAGACATACGTCATAATGCTCTTAAGAACCGTCTTGGCGGCATAAGGGTGTATCCCACCTACCTGGGACGGCGGCGGCGGAGTATAGATAGCGGCAGATGTTCCAGGGGTGATCATCTGCGGGTACGTTGTCGAAGACGGCAGGGACATCGCGGGCTGCTGCGAACCTCCCG